CGATAATGCTGTTAATCCTGCATTGCCTCTAGTCCAATCCATTTCCAAGTCTTCCCCTGCAATTGAACCGCTAAGAACTAATCCGTTAACATCACTTCCACCCCAACCGTAATTAGTATATTCATTGCCTACTAATTCATTAGGGTTATCCGTGAATAAATATTGGAAGTAGTTGTAATATGATTTTATAAATGCCCGACCAGCAGTCAAGCAAGATCCCAGTTTAAGCTTCATTATTGTCTTTGTTCATGAATCAAAATAACCTTACCAGCAGTTACTGTTGCTTCTATTAAATTTTTGGTAGGCAAATAATCCCCTTCAACTAAATCAATTGATAATCCATTTGTATTGCACGTTTTTATGCCGTCGCTAAAAACAAGGGTTATAGTTGCAGTTTCTCCGGCCATAACTTTAATTCCAGAAAAATGTCCATTAGCACTATTAATACCACTAGCACCAATGGCAGTCCATCCATTAAGAGCTTGTTCTTTCTCTTGTATTTTATCAATTGCAGATTGTTTAATGCTTTCTATATTATTTTTATTCATTTTAATATAATATTAAGTTTTAAAATTACAATTATTAATTTGTATAATAAAATTATTTTAATATGCAATATCATTATATAAAAATAGCGACAAAGTTTCCAATGTCGCTATTTAAAAAACATTTTAATTTACAAACTATGCAGGAGTTATTCCCAAAACAGTATCTAAATCATCATAATCCAAGGCCTCTTTCATTGCTATTTGAACTCTCCAAGTTGCATATGAAGGCATTCCGGTTGCATTATCTGTAAATGCCTTGCTATCTACATTAAATGTAATCAAATCATAAGTTCCAGTAATATCAGTTTGCCCCTTGCGAGATGTGCGAGGTACGGTAGATTGAACTCCATCTTTTTCTAAGAATTCAGCATAAGCCTCAATATTAGCAATCTGTTTTCCATATCCACTTCCAGAACTTGGTGCAATAGCCCTAGTAATAGTTGCCGTAGAAAAACTATCTGACACTACATCAAAGCTAACTGGTCTATAGTCGTCGTTAAATGGATTGAAACTTGCGTTTTCAACACCTGTGAATTTCAGCCCCCATTTTGTAATAGATGTCGCTAAACCGCACTGTGTAGCATATGTTGTTCCTCCAGCCACTTCAGCAGTAGCTCCTTTGTATGGAGAGTCTATCAAGAATCCAGCAGTAGTACCAGTTCCTTTTACTACGTAAGTTGCTCCAGCAATAAATACAGTACTACCATCAGATAGAGCTTCGCCGGCAGCAGCTACACCTGATCCATTAGTGTAAGTTACAGCTTTAAGTCCATTTGTTACACTCATATGAGTTGCTACTCCAGTCCAGTCTGCAAATGTTCCATTTGAAATTCTTTCAATTTTACACCATTGATAAGGCTGATTAGCCATCATCTTACTCAAACTATCCAATAATCCGGCAGCTAATTCGGATTGAGAAGCTGCAATAGTTGTGTAAGACCCAGAATAAGTTAAAGGTGATGTACTATATAAGAATTGACTATTTTTAGCCTGTATGCTTACTGTAAAGTTTTCATTAGCTGTAGCATCTAGTTCTCCAGAAACTCCATTATAACCAATATATTCAACTTCTTGAACTGGTGCAACATAATTTTTACCAACTTTGTTTCCAATGGTTGCAAAGTCAAAATATGGCGAATAGGTCACATTTCCATTTGCATCTTTGACTAAAATTCTCCCCTTGCCACTAGTTTGAGCTGTAGTAACCACGGTTCCTGCTTCGTTTAAAATAGCAACAGATCCATTAGCCATACCATCAACGGTATCAGTCCCTCTTGCTACATTTGCTACATATAAGTAGCTTGCGTTTCCTTCGTATAAAAGCATCTTTGTTTGATTTAAAAATATTAATAATTATTTGTTTTCTTTATCTTCTTTGTCTTGTATTTGATAGCCTATTTGATTTTGTTTTGCTCCTAAAATTAATTTTACAGCTCTGGTCACTATGTTATTATGAGTACTTTCGTGCAATTCAGAATTTGTATTATTTGATATTCCTTGAGGCATAGCTATGTAATCCAATTTTGTTCCATATAACAATGCGTATCCACTTGGAACTATTATAGTATTATTAGTCTCTCCCGGACCTTTTAATCTCCAGAATTTATCGGGTCTTGGTTTTTTAAATGGATTATCTTTATTTGCACTATATTCATCGTATGAAATAGGTTTTATTAAAATATTGTAATTAGAATATTGATCAAATCTAGCTCTTTCGTTTAATATATAAAGCACATCATTCCCTATATTTACAACGTAACTATCTGGATAGTTTCCTTGAATCGGAGGAGCTGTAGAAATTGTCTTATTGCGAATTAAATTACCTAATTTAATTTTATTTTCTTCATTCTTATCAACACCAAGGCTATAAATGTCTTGAATATAATCCATTTCTGCTTTTGTCAGATAATAAAATATTTCATCTGAAAGCATTTTGTTTTCAAGTTCATAATTTGGATTATCTAATATAAGAGCAGTCTCTACTGCAACTAACATTTCTCTAGCTGTCATTATTCAGTCCTACTTAATCTTGTCATTTCAACTTGTGTTTTACTTGGTGTATTTATCATTACAGCTTCAGCAACAGCTTCCCTGACTATTTCTTGATAAACATCATCATTAAAATCATAAAAAGTTTCACCTATGTCTAAACTTGATCTAGTCAAGTCGGTTGGAGTTTTAATAAACGTAACTTTTATTTCATTACCAAAATTGTTTATTTTAACTGTATCTAAAAACAAAGTAATATCAACATATTTTACATTTAAATTATTATATTTAAACTCATAAGTAAACTTAGGTTGTCTTAGGTATATGTTTTCATTGCTATCTTTTTGCAAGAAAGAATTTGAAAATTTTTTGTCTATATATTGAGAAACTTCTTCTCCATTTTGATAAACTACATTTACCGAATGTATGTGAAATAAAATTAATTGAGTATCAATATATCTTACTTTTATTGAATTTAAATTTGATGTTATTGTTACAAATTGATTTGATGAATTTAATTTCACTTCTTGAGTAATATAACTTAAGTCGTCAATAGTTTTTTCAACTGGATATTTTGTTTGGTATAAATGATTACCATACAATCTATGATTAATAACCTTAAATTGAGCATTGTTTAACAATATCCTTATTTCATCTTCTTCAATACCAGGAAGCCCTAGGCTGCCTATGTCATAGGCAACCTCAAAGCTTCTAATTAATTTACTTAGAGTCATTAATTAAAATTTTGTTATTCGTAAAATTTTTCTACTTGTAATTTTATTCTATGATATTCATCAGAATCATCATCTTTATATTCTTTTAATTTTGCAGCAATTTCATCGAACTGATAAGACACTTCTTCTCCTGCAAATTTATATTCTTGAATACCTTCTCTGGTAATTAACCCAGCCTCTTTTGCTTGAATTGCCAATACTCTACTTTCAAATAAATTATCAGTTACAACTTCCATAAACTTTTTAAGATCTTCTTTAGATTCAGCAATTTTACTTAATTCAGTTTTTAAGAAACTTTGTTTTGCATCGGTTGGAACTTTCTTTTTAGAATTTGTAGCAGATAAAAACACTTCAAGATATTTCCTTAATTTGGGAACATCATCAATAACTTTTCCAATAGTAAGCCAAAAATCCATACTTGCATCAGCATTTTTCTCTTCCTTCTTATTTAATTCACTATTATCAACTAAGGCCCATCTATATTCGTTTCTATTAAGTCTTTCTTCCCATGATGGAGCAACAATTGGATTTGCCTTTACTACCCTATATCTTAAATTGTCAATTGGATCGTTCAAATTGAACTTAAAGCCCTTGTGCATCAATGATGGATCTTTAGTTACAGTTACATAAAAATCCTCAAAAAAACTTTTATCTTTTTTCGTATTCAAATCTACACCAATTTCTTTTTCAAAGAACTCTCTTTCTTCTTTTGATTCAAATATATCAACAAGATCACCGCGTTGTGTTCTTGGTAGACAGAAAGAAACAGTTGCTCCTTCCATCATAAACCATGCTATATGGCCCTTTTTTTCAATCATTCCTCCTTCTCGTGGGGATGGCATTAAAATAATTTCTTTTTCTTCTAAATAATTCTTCATCTGTTGTTTTTATTTAAATTAAAATGCAAGTAACCATATTAAATGATTACTTGCAAATTGTATATCTATGCTAAGACATTAGGTATTAATCTTCCTGTACGCTTAATGTTTCTAATCATAACGCCGAACCAAGCGGCTTTATACATAGAATAGCCATCAGTACTAGAAGCCGTCATAACAGCCTGTCCACTATCTCCATTATAACCAGTTCCACCAGGAGTAAATGGATCACGAAGACCTGGGATATATCTAAATACTTCCTGAGCATCTTTAGGAACAACTCTTTTAATATTAGATTCTCCACCAGAAGTTCCAATATCCCAAATGTCATACGTAAAAGACTGAGCTAATCCTTTACCGAATTTTTTAGTATGTAAAACAGGATTATCCTTAGTAGGATCAACCATTATATAGAATTCAATTCCATTAACAAATACATACTTCTTAATCTGAGATTCATCAAGAGTTTTACCTCCATCTTTGAAGTTATGATCAGAACGTAACCACCCAGTATAAGATCCGGCTTTTTCTTGAGCAGCTTCATGAAATTGAGCTGCACCATATTCTCCAGTAGAAAGTAAGAACTTACGACTATCTTCAGCTAGTTTTCCAACGCATAATTGCAATGCAAAATCAGTTAACATTTTTAACGAAAACTTATTATAATACATCACGTTTCCAGATGCCATTTGCTCATATAATCCATATCCAGCTTTAATGGTATTTCCGCTTTCTCCCTTATGTCCATAAGTACCGTCTGATAATTTATTTGATTTACCGTACATTAAAAGACGTGCTTTATCTGCGCGGAATTGTTTGAAGAAATCCCAATCAAGCTTATTAATCCAAGCATTCTTTTTTTCTTTACCGTCCATGTATTGCATTCCATAAACAGGATTCTTTGCTCCTATCATATTACCTGGAACTTCAACATTTTTACGAATCATAGATATTCTATTCTCCATTTCAAAGTGACTAGAATGATGAACTCCGTTACCTCGTTTAGATAATGTCCCTTCAACCATTCCATAAAGTTCTTTCCATCGAGTATCTGCAACTAAATCTTCATAAGGAACGAAGTTTGCATTGTCTCCTGTAAAGTTCTGAACTTTATATCTCCACAATGTTCCATCAGCAACAGGTTCTTCAATAATTCGAAGTTGAAATGATTCAGGGTTTTCTCCAACAATGTGAGTTGTTACATCAAAATATCTTTCTGGAAACCACATGTAAAAAACACCAAGACCTAATCCGGCTTTATCAGAAGCCGAAACTTGATTTCCAGTAGAAGATAATGAAGCTTTTACAAGTGGAATATTTCTTTCTTCAACTCCTTCAAGTCTCCAACGATAAGGTTCTTCTGGATCATCAATAGTCTGAATAGGAAATTTGTTCATAAAAGAAACTATGTTTTCACTACCATAGTTAATTTCATAAATCTTTTCCATTCTTTGGTCTATATACTGCGGCGACTTACCACCAATAGCCGCCAAGTGCTCTTGACGTGTTAATCCAGACCAATATTTAGGGTCTAGAATTTGTAATTTAGAAATTGTGTTATTACTCATATCTATTTAAATTAAATTCATTGTTAAAAACCAAATAAGGCTTCATCTAATCCATTTGACTTACTATCATTTTTGGAGAAAGATTTACCTATGGATGCACTAAAACTTCTTCCTTTATTATCATTTAAAAAATTCTGCAATTTAGAAACTTGCTTTGTTCTTTCTGAATTAGTAAATTTCTCTACTGGTTTATCATCAAATATTCCCAATGAAAATAAATAAGCCATTTTAACATCAAAATCAATTGGATTCTCGTTTCTTTTTGCCCAAAGTTGATTAGTGAAAGATCCATCTTTCATTTTAACTGGAGTAAATAAAGCTTGCTCCATCTTGGTTTTTGTCAAATCAGTTATTTGATCTCCTTTAAAAACCTCATTAATTCCTTTAATTGTGGACTTGATTTTATTATTCTGTTCGTCAATATATCTTCTATTTTCTTGCTCTAGTTCAATTGCTCTATTTTTAGCATTTTGTTTTTCTGAAGATATATATTCTTTTATATTTGGAAGAGCTTCTTTTAGTTCTTCGATATCTTCTCCATTATCATATAGTTTATTTACATATGTATTAATTTTATCTTCCGACCATTTTGTCGTAAGTCTATAATTCAACATTAATGCATCTTTTCTTGCTGCAACAGAATAATCATCTTCGCTTGTCAAATCTACATTTTCAATGCTATTATAAAATTTTTCTATTTGAATTAGTCCTACAGCCTCTTCTTTTGGCATTCCTCCATTTAATAACTGAATGTATTCATTATAACCATTATCATATCCAGTCTTAATTTCTTCTTTTAGAGTTTCCGCATGTCCTTTGAACATTTCTCTAATAGCAGCTGCATCACCTTCCTCCTGAACTATCTTAGAAATAGCTTCCTTATCAAATTTAGACAACACCCCAGCTTCCAAAAGTTCTTGGCCTAAAACAACAGAAAAATCAGAAGAGTCTTTATTTGTATCGTTGATGGTAAACTGGGGGTCGTCCTCTTTTTCTTTATTAATATCTTCATTGTCAACATTGGTTTTTGATAAGAAATCATCTTCCAATGCATTATTATTTACTTCTTCAACTAAAATTCCATTATCGGAATTAGTAGATTCTAATCCAATTAAACTTGGATCAAACATAATTTGATTTTCTCCTTCCATTTTCTTCTGTTTTCGTTGTTAAAATTATTTATTAAAATTTGTTTATTGAATATATTTTTAATAAAATTGAATTATGTATAACTATTTATTTGTCATTTTTCTTCTTGAGATAGATTCCGTAGCTAAATTATGTCTTTTTATTTCCCTAAGTTGAGCTTCTTTAATCTTATAATCTTTCTCTAATTTGCTTTTATCAGAATTAATTTTTTCAATATCAATATTGTTATCTGTAATGTTATTTTTAATTAATTCTAATTCAATTTTACCATCAATTTCCATTTGTTTAAGCTCTTTTTCGTGTAGCATTTCCTCGGCTCTCATTTTTTCAGCAGACTGAATTTGCTGTTGCTGCATTTCCATTTGGCGTTTTTCTGACTCATCTTGTCTTCTTCTAACTTCAGCCTCATATTGCTCTAGTTTATTCTTAAGCGAAGCTGGGCTTTTTGTCATATATACATCCATGAGCGCAGACAATGAGCCATCATTTTGCATGAATGCTTGACCAAGAGCCTTTAAGTCATTCATCATATTAGCTGTGTCCGAAGACATGGTAGTTGCAATACCATAAGATCCTTGACTAAATTTGCTTCCTTCAAAATTTAAAATAGACATAGTTCCATCATCAAGAACAAACGCCTTTTTTTCATTCTTATTTCTCCAAGCAACAGATATTGTTCCAATAATTACTTTCAAGCACCTTAATCTAAAGTCGTCGTGAATACTATAGTATTTTTCTGTATTATTAGAAGATTGCATTACTGATCTTTCAACACCTCCCTTAGTTTCCCTATTTTGAACAGCCCCCATTCGTTGAGGACTTACTCCAGATATATCAGCAATTCTTTGTTCCAGAAAATCCAACATCATCATATTCATTTGAATTATATTGGCGTCTCCTATTTGCATACTTCCACCACTTCCTTGAGCATGAGTTCCAGCAAGTTTTCCAGTAGCTGCACCCTCTAATCCTTCATTAAATGGATCTTCTACCATTATGCCAAATTGTTGCATGTAGAACATTACCTTATCCATAGACCAGTTATCTGGCTTCATTGCTAAATTCATTTTAGCAATATGTCCTTGATATTTTATAAAATCTTGCTGAAGTCTAAACATAAAGAAGTTATACAATAATTGATAAGGCTTCATATATGACATCAACGATTTGGCTTTGAAGGAATTAGTATTTAATATATTTCCAACTATTCCAGGATGGCATAATGATGGATTATCTGGATCTCTAAATTGAATTGGTCTTGGTCCATATTTTACGTAAATGTTGCCACCTATTCGTGTTCCCTCGTACCATTCTGATATATATATCCATTCTACAGTTTCCCCAAGGTCTTTCTTTGCTTCATATTGTTCTGGAACTTGTTTTTTTTGAGTTTTACCTTCCTTATCCATGTATTCAACAATACCAATTTTACGCTGACCTTTCCAAAGAGTTCTAGTCACCCTAACGTTTCCTTGATCATCATAATCACGATGTTTTGTTCTTGCGCCTTTAGAAACATTATATATAGCTTTATCAATACCGATCTGATCAATTTCTTCATCAATATTATAAGTTCTATTTTTTATTTGTCCATCTGGAAATAAACTACTGCCTGGAGTTCTGGTTGTGTGGACATTTTCTAGCCAATCTTTATCTTTCTTACTTAAATAATCATGAAAGTTATCTATAACAGTTCCTATTGGTACGAATTTAGATATAACGATAATATCAGAATCTTCTATCATATAAGAATCTTTACATGACCTAAAAGTGTATACATCGGTTGGATCTAGTCTTTCAAATACAAAATTATCTCCAACTATGTCTATAGACATAATTTCTTCTGCTTGTATTAGTAAATCTTCAAAATTACGACTCCATTCAGATTTTATATTTGTGGAATTTAATACATATTGAATAACCTGATTAGACATTCTTTCGTATACATCTTGAAAAGTATATTTTCTCCATTTTTCAAATTCTGCCATTTTTCTTTCAAAGTCATCTTTTGAAAATGCACCTCCAGTGACTTGATTTTCTATAATAGATCTAAACTTTTCATCAATTATATTATTTTTATTAGAAACTGCATCAGAGTTAATTACATACGATATTGGATTAAATAATCGTTTTCTTTCTTCTCCAAATAATAAAGAAAGTCTACTATTTGTAATTGAATAATTTCTATATGTATCCGGAAACTTGCCTGACAAATTATATGGATTTATAACTCCTTCAACTTCTTTTCTGTCAACTATATCATTATATAGATTAACATTGGAGATCTTTTCTTCTCTATTGGCTCTTATTCCATTATTGGTGTCGTATTCTGACAATGATACTCCAACATCAATATTTTCCATATACCAAGATTTAGTTTTTTTAATCTCTGGTATAGCTTGCTTTGGAAAAAATGGAGTATCAAAGTTTTGTGATGCAAATAAATCGCTCATGTATATTTCTTATTTAATCTTCAAAATTAATTTATAATAATTTATAAAACTAATAACTTTAATATGCTTGTTCATTATCGTAATATCTATTAAAAAAATCATCATCTAAAACTCTTTTGATTTTCTGTTTTTTATTGACTACAAATCTCCTTTTGTCTTCTCTTAAAATGAATAACATAATTAAAGCTGAGATTCTATCAAAGTTTTTATTAGCCTTAAATGCAATAAACTCTTTAAGTAATGCTGGTGACTTTATTGTATGAAGATTCATTACTCCTTCAGGATGATTGTATGCTTGTTCAGTTAGCCAATGTAAAATTAATTCTAATCCAAAAGATATTACATCTGTATTTGCATTTGTTCCAAGGGCCTTGTTTCCTGTACCCCTTGATTTCTGCATGTCTTTTTGCATTAATATTTCAGGAGTTTCTACCAATAAGTGAAGACTTGCTTTGTTGTACATATGCGCATAAAATCCTTTCTTATTGTTCTCATAATTACATTTTGCATTATAGAATAATAAAGCTCGCCTACATTGTTCGTAAAAATCAGCAGCTAAATTTGTTCTTCCTGTATATTCAAATACTAGTTCACCGGTTAATCTATTCATTATCCAAAATGATTGCAATGATCTGGATATATCTGTATTATCATCATCATCAATGGGATCATATCCAGCTATATAAACACCAGATGGAATTGTTCCATCGTCAGCCTTTTGCGGCATTATAAATATCTCTGGACATCCTGAAATATCTATTTCTTCTCCCTTTTTAGCAACAAGTGGATATTCTCTTAATGGATTTTTGTTTACATTTTTAAAGTCAACCTTGCCATCTTCCTTAATAATAAAATTTACTTTATAGCTAATTCCAAGCATTTTTTTCTTATTACCCATTAATCTAGAATAATGGTGTTTTATATCTGAAGTTGGAAATATATTCTCTTCAGCGTTAACAAACATCTCAGATGGAACCATTGGGTAGTTCATTTTCTCAAGTTCAAATGCCTTTTTGGATGGAGATTTAGCCGCTTTAAGTCTTCCTTTTTCAAAGAATTCTTTGGCTTTTTTAACGTCTGTATTTCCATTATTATCTTTAAATGATCTTGCCATGTAATAGGCTGGAATAAACCAACATATTTTATTTTCAGATTCCGGCTCCCAAATATTATCAAAGGCCAACATGTCAAATCCTTCTGGATTTTCGAATATAACTTGCGCCTCTTGTATCTTATCAACATTACCAGCAGTACCAAGATACAGTGAGCTTCCGAATTTTCTACCCGAATCATTTTGAGCAGCTACATTACCGCCATGAATAGATATAAGATTTGAGGCAAGACCCTGCTCTTCAATAACAATTGTTCCAGGACGTCCTCCGGCGGCGGCTTCCGGATTTTCGGAAGTAAATACCCTGTGTTTTATTATGGCTCCAGTTCCAACATCCTTCATTTCTCCACCAACCTTCTTTTTATATAAATGGACCAATTCTTTATTTGCACCAATGCTGCCGGTCATGCCTTTGTAGAAAGGACTTGGTACCTCATTCGCCCGCCCCTTGTTGTATTTCCCCGGAAGATTATCTATTATAAATACCGTTTTCTTTAATAAATCCCTAGACTTATCAGATAATGCGGCTCCAACAACAATTTCAGCAACTGGTATCTTAGCTTTTTTATCATAAAGCCTCATACCATCGAATAGTATTTCATGAGCTATTACAACCCCGGCTGCTAACCAACTCTTCCCTCCATCTCTCGTTCCTAAGAGAGACATATTTTTAGGTTCATTTTCATATACAGGACGACCCATTGGCTTATCAAATATCTTCCTTATGTATTCGCGAGCTGGAGTAAAGGTTTTTCTAGATCCATCTTTTTTGAAAAAGTTATTGTACGACATTTGAATTATATTCCCATGCTCATCAATACATCTTTCTTTCAATTCGTCATTTGTATAATCTTCTGACAGCATTAAATTACATGAAAATTCTTCATCAAGTTCAAATCCACTAAATCCCCTTGCTTCCATCCAATTATAAGAATATTCCCATTCTACGTCATCAAGATTTGGGGCCATAGGTATTTTAGCGGAAGATTGAGCTCCTTTTTTATTGGCTAGAATAGTGCCGAAATTAACATAAAAGTAGCAATTTGGCGTAATGTATCGCCATTTATTTGATTCTGGAAAATCTGGATTTTCCATGGTTATATCAACATAAACTTCAGAATCATCTATAGACCAGAATCCATCAATACACCTTTTGGTTTGCTCTTCCCACCACTTTAAATACTTCCTAGAAGCTGGGTTTAGTGTTGGAACTTCTTTTAATAAAAAATTCCTCCTATTATTTATTGTTAAAAATTCCATTAAAAATATCCTTTCTCTCTAGCTGATTCAATTCTATCGCCTTTAACCTTTCCAGAATCTGTAGTTTGTTCAACTATTGACTTTAATCTATCTAATTCTTCTGCAATACTTTTATTTCTTCTAATAACCTCATCAAGAGATTTGATTGCTTCAAAATTCAATTCTTTATTTTGATCATCAATAAATCTTCTACGATTTTCCGCATATTCTAAGAATGAATAATAAGCTCTTTCTTCTTCAGTCATTAAAATTTTCTCAGTCAATTTAACAACATCTTTATATTTTTCCCAATCAAATTCATGATTATTAAGAATATCGTCATTAATAACTTCTATTCTATCTTTAGAATCCATAGATCTATAAGGATTAATCTCGGATTTATCAAACATATGGCAAACTGCCCACATTATAAGGCTTGATTCTGATTTTTCTTTTGATTTATCTTTTTCATATAGAGAATTAAAATCCTTTGGAGTTTTCCATGTTGGATATATCTTCCAAAAGTTCTTAATGTCATCTATGTCAAAATTAGCTAATACTGATTCCATGTGATTATAAATTCTATTCCCAATATTACTATGCCGGCAGCTTTATTTGAAAAAGCTAAATATACCAATGGTACGTGAATGTTATTGCTCTTACTTTTCCTCACTCCTAATTTAACTTGAATTTTCATACCTATTTAAATATATCCATGTAAACTATTGGTAAGGAATTAATTCCTGAAATTACCCAGCCTGCAAATATCTTTGGTGAACAATATACATTCAATTCAAAACCTTTAAATTTAACAACACCCTCTCTAAAACTCTCATTGCCTTCAATTACATGGCGCCAACCATCTTTTGATTTAGGTTGAACTTTATATTCTTCTGACATTAATTTTTGTAAGATTTTAAAATCGTCTACAGAACAAGTTAGCATATATCTTTTATATGGTTCAAACTCATGTTTTTCTATTAAGTTATCTATTGTTTTTTTCATAAACTATAATTTAATTAACTTTTATTAATAATTTTATATTTAACAAAAAATACACCAAATTTAGGAAGTCTCACTGTTGGAAATATTTTTAAATCTTTGTTTAATTCGTTTTCCATTACAAATCTTAAAAACTTAAATTGATTTCTAACAATCTTCATTGTTTGATCTTCATTAATATTATTTTTTCTTGCAATATCTTTAATTATATTTTTACTTGAGTTACTATTCATCTTCAATTGGAATATTTAATTCGTTAATTTCTCTTGAATGATTGTCGCAAACTGGTATTAAATCATCATTGTATTTAATTTTACAAGTTGCCTCTTCTTTAATGTCCATAGCCTCGCATATTATGCAATTATTCTTTTGCTTTATAAGTATCATAAGCTTTCTTTTTATCAATAAAACCATTAACAATAGTTGGCTTTAAATCATCTATCATTTTAAAAAACGTCATATCCCAATGTTCATCATAATAATATAGGAAATTTCCCTTGTACTTCTCTGCAATTAGTGGAAATATCGAACATTTAATATCTTTAATATTTGTGTTACTAATAGCATTTTTACACTTAATATTTCTTAATTCCAAATAAATAGATTTAATGTGATCTGCATGTTTCTCTGTTTCCTTTTTAAGTCTTTTTATTCCAAACATATGCTTTTAATATTAAAGTTACTACTTGCAAATTTATAAAATACATCAAAATCAATATTTATAGCCCATCTATCGCCAGATACACTTATTATAGTTTTACCATCTTCTGATTCATTAAATAAATCAATATGACTAGAATTAATGTATACAAATCCATCAATAGTAATATCGTCTTTAGTTGGTAATCCTAAATTTTCTAACTTTTCATTCTCTCTATAATTTGTAATGAAACTGGTTGGTAATTTTATAAAATTTTCCATATTAAATATTTAAACTATAATTTGCAATTTGTCCACTAAACTTGTTAAAAATATAAGTCTCAATACTTCTAGGTACGCCTACTAATCCATTGTCATCATGCCAAACATCATCAACGCCAGCGCTCCTTAAGAACCTTACCCTACATCCTGGATTGTCTTTAGTCCTAAAGAACTTGTACTCCATTTCGTGGTGTAAATCACCTAAAAAGAATTCTCTATAAGTTGTCCGCCCCCATTTCTCTGGCTCTTGCGTTGCCATTATGAGAGGGAGTTTCTCTATAAACTTTTTTTCTTTATCTCCATGCCCAAATCCAAATAAGTTTTCTCTAAACTCAATATATTTTCTAGCCTTACGATTATTGTCAACATCTACATTGTCATTATTTTCATAAAGAATCTCAAGTGCAACCCCGAGATACCATACTGCATCTGCATCATGATTTCCATAGATAATAGGAACTTTAACTTTGCCATGTGATGATAAAGTGTCAATCATTTGTCGTATCAACTCTAAACCTCTTCTAAATACTATTTCATGATTAACTAATGTATTTTGTGGAGTACCTTTTTTAGTTGTTTTTTCAAATCCATTTGTACAAAATATATCGTTCCCTACAGGCAATATGAATAATGTAGGATTATGATTTAATGATGATTTAAGTAATTTTGAAAAGGATATTTTAATTTCTGATTCTACATTATCCAATTGTTCTTTAGCATCAAGGTTTGAATTTATATTTATTTTATCCAAGTGCAAATCGTAAATATTAATAATAGCACAGTTTGATTCATTAATATCGTTATTGGCCTCGAATCCCTTAATGAGCCTTGCTTCTTTCTTGCATTCTTCCAACAGAGTCTTGAATTGTATCTCTGGATTTAGTGTCTTATTCTTTACCTTTATGCTGTAATGCTTGCTTTTATACCAATATCCATCAACATTCTTGGGATTAATTCCATTAGCCTCACATTCTTTCTCTAGTGAAAATCCATCATTTCTAATAATTCCCTTTGCTTCTTTAATATCTTCTATAGTACACATTAGTCTTTTTGCCAAAGTTCCAGCACCCATGTCTAACATATATGGTTTTTCCTTAAATTTATTTAATATATCATTTATCATTATCTATAAAATTTATTGTTAAACTATTTGAATTTTCTAATGCCACAAATAATGGCAGGTAATTTCTTTCTATATTCTTACCGTTAAAAATACCAAATTTTCTCAATCTTGTAATGACATTCCTTATTGTCTCAATCGATATACAATTACCATTGTTTGATAAGTTATCTGAAATTTCTTTGTAAAAATCATAATTAAACAATCTTTTAATAACTATTTCTACTGTATTTTCCTTAATTAATTCATTGTATTTTATTATAAACTCAACAAGAACGTCTTCATCTCTTTTTTGAAATGCCTTAAATGGATATACTGATGATCCAAGTATTCTAATTGATTTTAAATACCTATCTCGTTTTCCTTCTATTGGAATGCTGTACTTCATTTTTATTTTTTTTACTTAACGTCCAAAATGCCTTAAGAAATTGCTTCTCATTCTCAAATACATTAATTTTTTCTCCTTCATTAAGCACCGATTTTATTACAATAAATGGATCTCCAGTGATTCCTATTTCTATGTAGTTTCCATAAATATCATAACCACATTCTCCGGTATTTAATTCAATTTGCTTTAATGGGTTTGATCCCTCTTTATAATATTTCATAATTAAATTACAAAAGCAAGCTCATTATGAACTTGCCTTAATTAAATCTTTTATTTTATTAATTTGCTCAATCTTCAACTCGTCGTATTCATCTAATATCATTGTTAGATGAGCTTTTATGTTTTCTCCTTTTTTACCATGAATATCTTTCTTGTATGGACCAGTACATATTCTAGTTCCATCTTCCATAAAAGTGTAGGCCGGATAAAAATTAAGAGTTCTTTTTGGCAGCTTACTTGGTTGTTGGTAGCTCATAATTTTCAGGCTTTACAGTGAATGCTACGTTATATGCTGATACAACTAATACCGCTGAAGAATTTTTATCTTCGGGATTAATTAACGCCACTGGTATATGACTGGTTGATTTAAGTGAGGCTACAATATCACCTACTTCAAATTGATCAACCTTCGACCCTTTAGCAATAATAGTAAATAAAACTCTTTCTCCTGCTGCTCTGCGAGCTTCCTCGGAGGCATCGTCTGTCAGAATTACTATTGATTCTTTTTTGATAGTATCCTGCCTAACAAGAAGATCTTCCGGATTCAAACTACTTAAGTCTTTTACAAATTCAATCATTTTCTATTGTTTTAAGATTATGATGCAAATATATACAAATAAATTTAATATCCAAATTAATTATATAAAAAAAATGGGCCTATTCAATTAAGAATAAGCCCATGTTTACAAACCACACAAAAAAACAGTGTTTAATATATAATTAAATTTATTAGTCTAAAATAATCCAGTCTTCTGCAAATACGTCACTTGAGCTAGGAACCCATGAATCCGCTGTGTCATCAGGTTTAATGATTAACATTTGATTCTCATATTTTAAAGTAACTCCACTTTTAATAAGTTTATCCTTGGCTGTTTGTTGTACTGATTGCATTTTTAGGATAGTGTCTAACCCAATTTCAGCAGGAATTTGTTTCATAACAAACATTCCTTTGCCATTCCATCCTTTACGTTGAATAAGCTTGCCTTGCCTTAAAGCCTCAATGGCTAATCCAAACGTTAAGCCATCAATTCTTCTATAAGCCTTTTCAAACACATCCTTAGGGCTCCATGAAACGTATCCATCTTCATAAGTTACCTGATAACCATCTTGGTTATCCGAAGATCTAACTTGCTTACTAGCTTTAATCTTCTTGACTCCTAAATACTCTTTTTCTTCCATTGTTTTATTGTTTTAAATTCAATATTTCGATAATCTATATTTTCAATTTGCCCATCTTCAGTTATTTTAATCATTGACTCTCCAAATAAGATTAAGCTCTCAAGGGCTTTTATTAAATTCTTTCCTCAAATTTTATTTCATCTTTTATCATATTTATTTAACCTCTAAATGGTGTAATACTTGCTATTTTTTTCATACTATCAATGAAGTCGTATAGCATTTCAATCGAAAATTCTTCATATTCCTCATAATTTTTGGAATTTATCTGATGATATAGCCCCTTGTGATCATCAGAATCCATTTCTTCATAAACAATGCCTTCTTTAAAATTAATCTTATTGCGATTACTCATCTGTTAATATTTTATTATCTTATTAATTGTAATATATCTATAGTAAATTATTTAAAAACTTATATAATTCATAATTCCACTTAGCGTCTGCTAGTGCATTGTGTTCATTAGTTTGTTTTGGATAATTAGGACTTATTTCTAATTTTTCCATTATTTAGTTATTAAATATCATATGCAATAATAATACTAAATATTTTAAATACCAAATTAATAAACACAAAAAATACCCGTTAGGGTATAAATTTAATCAATAATGACAAATTCGTACCTTAACGGGTATAAAATGAATTAGACGTAATTAGCAAAAATCAAAGTTTATCAATCAGCTATTATAAAACTGAATTGAACACAAAGACATATCT